ACTTGTAATAAAATATGTGCCCTTTCCAGAATCTCCAATTTTATAATAACCCTGTGTTATACATAAATTCCCATCTTTTAATGACATATCATTTATCATATCAATAGCTGTATTGTATGTATTACATTTTTTTAAAAAATAGTTATCTAAAATAGTGTCAAACACTCCACTCTTTATTAAACTATCTAATTTATTATTAATTTCTTCCTGCACATCCAAATTTTTAAAATAATCCTGCACATAACTTTTAAGATCGTTAAAAGCGTCCTGCAAATTATCAAAATTTTTCTGCATTGCTTTCCACTGTTCTAAAACCTTATTAAACTCATGTAAAAACCAATCTTGATTTAACTCATGAAAGTTACTGTAAGGCCCTAAATTTTCCATGCTCATATATTTGCCCCTCCTATTAATATACCATTAAACAAAAATTTTCTATGAAACTTTCTGCAATTACATCATACAAATTGAAAACAACTAAATCTCTTTCACTCTGTATCATTTGCTGAGAAGTAGTAACACCAATGTTTCCATGCGCTCTTCCTGTTCTTGTGTGTTTTCCGCTTCTTCCATCGTTTACATTTTCTTTCTCTGTGTTGGTAATACTTCCATTTTCAGTTGTGTCACCATCCGTAATCTGTTTTGCATGATCTGCAAGACCTGCATTGAAAGCGGTGTTCTGATCTGTTATGTTAACGCTGTTCACGATCTCGTTTGTGCTTATGCTTTTTAACGTGTTATCTCTAGCACTGGAAGTAGTTTCATCGTCAGTGTCTGTCCAATCTTCCATACGATCGTAGTTTTCTATCGGATTATATTCTAACACTGTAGTATCATACAACTTTTTCCAGTTAATTTGATACTTGTCACTCCATATCGTAATACGATTTTTCATGTAAGTAAAATCGGGATATAAAATTTCCAATTCTCTCGTTCTCATTAAAATTGCATCAATAGCAATCTGTTTCACAAGCCCCTCAGGAACATTGAACCCGTCAAACAATGTGTTGTCATAATTGTATAAACCCTCAACTGTTAATAGACTCAAGCATCATCACCTCCTGATGTTTTACGTGAAACATTTTTATTTGGGTTGTGCCTCCAATTTACACTTACCTCAACACCAAACATCTTTTTAACATCATTACAACTTTTTTTCCATCCGTCTAACCACATTTCCATCCTAGTTGACGTTTCGACATCATTGCTTTCCGCTTCAGAAGAAATCATTCTTTCTTTCTTGTCCGATCTGGCAGATGGGATGCCGACTTCAGTACAAAACAATTCTTCTAATCTCCGCAGAGTGTCCAGAACATCACCGGCAATATAGTTCTGTCGCAGATTATTAACAAAATAATCCCACGGTTCTTCTGTCTGATCCCCTCTCTGTATTCTTAATTTTTCATCATAGAAAACAGCCAATTCACCTCTCATAACCTGATCCATGACTTTTTTCAGACTTTCCGCTCCTGCCTTGTTTCTTGCTCTGAAAACATAAGCAAGTTTGCTGTTCATGACATTCATATCCAATGATTCCATAGCAATAGCCATTTCATTAGCATATCTTCCCACCAGATCCATGATTCCACCATAGTCGGCGGTGCACTTAAAAAGAACACACTGTTCTCCGATCACAGGCTCAATCACACCTTTTAAAAGTGGGTTGCTAATTACAGCCTGCGCCGGTCTGTAAAAAACATTATACCCCTTAAGAGTGCATCCCTGTGGAATAACACCAAATTTGTCGGTATTAATAACCGCAACTGTGCCCCAACAATACAAACAATACAAAAAATAATCCTTATCCCAGTTATCGGGAACATCCCATTTCATCACAGATATAGCTTTCTGCAATAAATACCTCTGAAAATACCAAAATAACTGAGTATTTTTGCAATGGTTAGTGCTCGGGCTTATGCTACTATTATACTGATTGATATAATTATACATCACAGGAGCGCCAACACCTGTATCACATCCAAACATATATTCACCTCCTATAAGCTATTAAAATAATCAAACCACGCTCTAGCATATCCGGCACGTTCCTGATGTATACTAGCAGGTCTTTCATAATTTGCCTGAAACGCAAGTGCAAGGTAACCTGCATCCTGTGTGCTAACACTCCACTCTCTCCAACTTAAAGGGTATGCACTCGTGCTATACCATTGTGGCTCGATACCCCAGTTTTTAATTCCAGAGCTTTGCTGAAACTCTGCAAAAATAACGCTCAACTGTTTTTGTCCATCATACCAATCATCATGATTTCCAAACAGCACGTCAAGAACATTATATAAATCACTTGGGGGTGTCCACTGTACAAGCCCATGTCCAGTACCTCCAATTTCAATCAACGCAGGATTGAAAGTGCTTTCCTGTTGTATGTTTCCACACAGCCCCGCTATAGCGTTTACACTCCATCCCTGTGACTTAAAATAATTATATATCACGGTTGCGTTATTTATGGCTTTTTCATTATTTCCACACAGGTTGGCCTCGGGATTTCCGAAATACTCACTATTTCCACCGATCTGCCAGTCACCGCCAGAAAAAGGCCAACGATAACAATGTGTGTAATGAATACCGCTCTGAAGATCATACGTATTAATACTAACCTGATCCGGTAACGGTTTTTTTGAACTGTGCGCTCCCATTGTATGACCGCCATTTTCCAGATCGTGAACAATTTCCGTATGCTGATGTTCACTAGTATTAATAACTAGAATATCACCAACGTGAAAATCAAAAGTTGCAAAGTCTGATATTATAATTTCTTCAAAGCCAAGACTTTTCAAAATTCCACCCATGGTATAAGTTGTAAATGGCCATGCACTTAAATTGATCTCATAGCCTGCATGTCCCAAACCATACCACACAAATGATGAACAATCATAGTAGGTTATGCCATTAACTGTACGCTCGTTTCTATATTCTTGTGAATAACCAACCGCAGGATCATTACATTTTTCAATCCACCAATTCATAGCCAATAGCATCAACCCTCCGATCCATCCTGCTCCACCAGATCCCCATGGGTTCTGCCCTGCATTAGCACTTGTCATAAGCGCAACAAACATTGAAATATTGCTTGCCGGGAAACTACGCATAAAAAACACCCCCCTCAAGGAATTGTTTGATCTGTTCTTTTTCGTTCCGAGTTGCTCCGTGTACATTAATCGAACCATTTTCAACCACATAATACCCAGCGCCTAACTCCTGCATTGTGCCATTTTTCATATAAGGTCTGCCATTATCTGCTCTATCTTCATCCGTGATTTTATAGAATGTTTCAATAACGAAAGGTATACGTGCTATTGATAACAACGTACCATTAACACCTCTGGTATGTACATCGGGTATCGCACTCTCAACTGCATTTGCAACTCCTGACGCACTTCCCAAAAAATTGCCAGAAAATAAATTCCCGATACTACTTAGCAAATTACTTCCACTTTCAATAATGTTTGCCCGTAAATCACTCACTTGTATGTTAACTCCAATTTGTGCATATCCACTATATAAAGTAACACCTCCTGCGCTCACTGACATTACACCAATTCCGCTCATACAGTCAATAGTTTCGCTGACTCTTACGCTCTCAGCACTTGCAACTTTTCCTCCGTCAATATCGAACGTTCCCCACGGGTCAATAGTTAACTGAATCCTACGAAACGGAGACGCATTTAAAAATGTTCCACGTGAAACCTGTGGGTGTTGAGAAATCGGCATATCAAAAGACCTGCTATAAAAAGGCTTATTACCCAACTTCAATGCAGTCACATCGCAAGACCAAAAACCAAACTTAACCTCTGAAACCTGCGTACTTCCGGCGCCAACATTTTCACAAGGAAACCACATAACACTTGTCAGATATTGAAACGGATTGAACAAACATTTTAGCAAACTATCTGTGATCTGCTGACCTGAGTTGTTCGCCCAGTCAAGAGTAGAAAATATCTTTGAGCAAAAATCTGCAAAATTAGTGGGAATAAAAGCATAAAAATTTGTAAGTCCATCCTCACCCACAATGCCACAAACAAAATACCCCTGATTTAAACCATACTCAGCAACCGGAAATAAACCATCATTAACGACTGTCCGTTTCTTAACTGGTGTTGACAACGTTGGATATAGAGTGTCCATCACATCCCCATCAAAACTCGTAGAGCTTCTGATAAAAAACAAATTACTTGCCTGTATCGTATCACGGTACGTTGCCAGCACATCCACAACGCAATGTGCAATCCATGTGTTGTTTCTGTACTCCCAGTCCTCCACCCAGTATGATCTTCCAAATTCACTGATTTCACAGTAATTCCAAGACGGAGCAGAACCCCCATTTCTCAGAATGATTTGTGGATTTTCAATAGAACAAGGCTCATTAATATTACAGGAAACGGCGGTAACATCACCGCCGACAACTCCTGTAGAATTAACTCTTTTGCTTGCTGTCTTAAAATTGACTGTTACCGCCATTATTATTTCCTCCTATTCCAGAACAAAAACAAGTCCATTCTCTGTGAGATCATTCCAGTAACGATCTGTGAAATGATAGTAGATATTCCAGTAACCCCCAGCACTGTTGAATGGCGTTGTGCTACTCCACTGGTTGATCGTAGTGAGCCCCATAGCCTCCTCGTCAAACAGTACTGCAAAAATATTGCTCATCACCTGAGCTTCACCTTTTTCAACACTTCCATCCGGGGTCATAACGCTAGGCGTAACATTAATATTCATCGGACTCTCAAGTGTCTGCCAGAAATTAACCTTTTCATTTGTGGCAATCTTCAAATACTGGTCATGAAACGTGTTACTCAGAACCGTAGTATCGGCAGTATGCAAATCTGGGCTGAAAATCATGATGTTCTGCATCTGTAAAGGAGTATGTCTTGCAATCTCTTTTCCCGTGATATTCGCATGGAATCGAGTTGTTCTCTCTGTGAAAAAGTCCATGTAAGTCATGATTTTCGCACAAGCCCACTTATAAAAACTCGGGAAATTCTCCGCTTTTCTTACATCCTCGGCGGTTAACTTTGTTCCGTTCTCAGTATTGTACATCGTGAGCAACTTAACAACGTGCTCTCCAGTATATCCCGCTGTTGATGCCGTAACGCCTGTCTGCCAGATATTTTTTGCTCCGATATAGTTTGCAACGCACGCCCTAGCCATACTCTCGTGAGCCTGTTCGATCATATCCATTGTATTCTGAGTATACATAGAAACGAACTGTCCAAACTCGTCAGGATTGCGGAAAGCCTGATCTAACTGATCTCTGAAATAAGTCCTGTGTCTCTGATATACCTGACCGCCGTAAAAGTTAGTTTGTAAAACTTTTCCTTTTTTGATCTTATACATATCCACCGCTGTATCATCGGTAAGTGGCTGACGCTGATCGTCCTGCCAATCATCATCAATCATCCCCAGTTTGCGCACATGGTTTCCCCACTGCTGTGTGGTTCTTCTCAGTCCCTTAAATTTTGCATTGTAAGGTCTTACAGAAAAAATAGTTCTGTCAAGCACCTGAGAAATGCTGTTCATGATCCTGTCATTTCCGACAAGCAACGCAGTCTGTGCCTGTGCCACGAATGAACTTGTGTCCGTTGCTTTCATAGTTTCAACACCCGTGGCCTGTTTAACGATATCATTCAGCACTGTGCTGATCTGGTCAAAAGTTAATGTATTCGCCATTATTTATCCCCTCCCTGTAATCCCTCATAATTTGGTGGATTGATGATACTTGCAATAGCATCTTCCGTGGTAACCCGCTTCGGAACTGCGTTCTGCATCAGATTAACGTTATTACTCTGCACCGCACTAGTCAGACTTTTCAGTGCGGAAAGAACATCATTCTGATCTCCGATCTGTCTTGCCTGATGTTCCTGTGTCTGCGGATATAACTGTGCCTGTGGATATACCGGAGTATAACCCTGTGCATATCCCTGTAGACCCTGCCCCTGATTCTGGGGATAACTCTGTGGATAGATCTGTGGCTGTGGCTGTGGCTGTGGCTGTGGCTGTGGCTGTGGCTGTGGCTGTGGGGCACGCTGTGGTGCTGTGCCTGTCATTGTGAGGATCTCATCTTTCGTGAATCCGGCTGTAATAAGTGTGATTAAGTTGTCTAATGTCATATCTTATAATCCCTCCTAAGATAATTTTTATGTGAAAATCCTGTGGAAATGATACCGTCATGTTCATATGTGACTGCGTACCAGTTTCCAGAATAGCATCCTAAACAGATACATTTTGTGTTTTTCGGCATTTCTGCAATGACAGTACCGTCTGTGTTTGGCTCTGCTCTGACCATCAGAGGCCCAGTGTTCGTTGTGACGATGTACACACCTCTGATATTTTTGTTATAATTGATAATCATTATTTATCACTCCCTGTGATATGATCTGTGAGTTTAGTGATTGCCTGAGTGTTGTTGTTGAGTGCTTCTGTCATGTTTTTCATTTCTTCCTTGTGAGCATCGGTTTCTTTCTGCCATAAGTAGAAAGTTGCGATAAGGCAAGCGCAAGGAACACCGATGTTGCTGATAAGTGTTGATAATGAATTGATATCCATGTTTCACCTCCATTAACCATTATAGTTAGCACAACATATAATATATGTTTCACTGGAACATTGTAAGAAAGGTGAGAACCATGTTCCACGTGAAACAAAACATATGCGGGCTATGACACTCCGCATATGTGATTGAAAGATTAAGTGTTACAAATTCTTGAGTTGTACATACTCATGCACATTGGATCATTATGATCCCACGCTCCCAACGTGTTGTACGTGTGCCACGAACACTTGTCTTTCTATGACAGATTATAGCAAAGAAAAAAGGACAAGTCAATACTTGTCCTTAAAATAATTTTCAAATAGTGATTTTGATGTAATATCTTCAAAAGTGATCTTATTTGATAGGTACATATCCCATAGGTACACATAGTCCCTGCGGAACGCTTTTATATCCTTGTCAGACTGTGTGTATGCGGGTGGATTGCCTGAGTGATGTCTTGTAACGTATATTGTGTTTTTGTTTTTTCGTTCGTATATTGTGATTGAATCCATACGACATAGGGGAATCAGTTCTTTTATGTTCGTTGGTTTTATTCCTGTATAATCTGCTGAGTAAAACTCATTTCCGAGCGCCATGCGGTTAAAATTTGAATCTGCGCCAGACATTTTATAGAGTGCGGTTTCTTTTTTACGTTCCGATATTGGAGAGTCGAATAGGTTAAAAAGTCCAATCCCACGATCCTGCATGATTGAAACTGATTGCTTTCGGATATCCATCGCAGATACTTTTTCCATCAGGTTATTCTCGATGAACATATTACACGAAAGATTCTCAGAGTTTGAAAAGAGTAGGAACTGAATCGGTTTTTCTCCGTCTAGTTCTCGGTTTCTGTTCATGGTTTCATATGCATTTTTAAAAGCATATCCTGCATTTTCAACTTTGCGCTCTCTTTTCTCAGGAATGAACTCATCATATATACCAATTTCAACGTCCGATGCATCAAAACCACGTAGATTCGCAAAAGTGTTTAGTGCGATTGCGTAGCCCAAAATCGGGCCTGTGTACACCAGTTTCCCGTTATCGTCTGTATAAGTGTTGTAGAATCCTGCGACATTTTTTCCGATTGTTTTCGGATAGATTGACCATCCCATGTCTTTATTAAGTTTCTTAAAAGGTGACAGCTCTGGAATTTTTATTGTATCAACCTGTGCTTGTAAGGATCTCATGTAAACAAAAATTTTATTATGTTCAATACAATATTTAAGGCCGCCGTAGGTTTTCCCCGTACCTCGACCACCCCATATATAATTAAATTTTTGTCCATATCCTAAAATAGCAGGTATCGAAAGATACCCGCTATTTTCATATAACGATAACATTATTTCTGTGGCTCTGGCATGGGAATATCTGTCGTAGAATATCCCATACGGGTAAGCGCACGATCTGGGGAAACAAGTGCGCAGATTAAATAGTCACGACCAGCTTTTGACTGCCTGTGAAGAACCTCGATAAAGAACATATCGGGAACTTCGTCCATATCAGAAACACGGTCTACAATATCCTCAAATGATTCACGAAAAGTTGCTGACTGACCGGAAAATGCTTCTCCTGTGTTTGCATCCTGAACTGAAATACATGTGATTTCATTTCCGATGTTATCAGTTGTGAGATATTTCACCCACGCACCGACACAGATAAGTCCTTTGTTCTCTACATTTTTTAACGATGTGATTGCCGGTGATTCGATAAGATCATACTCTGCATATGTGTCAATATTTCCTGATGATTTAATAATAGTATACTGTTTCTTTGCCATGATTTAGTTCTCCTTTTCTCTTGATGATTTTGTAAATGTTGCGTGTTTTAAGAATAATTCTGCATCCATACCATAGATTTTAGTTTCTTCCTCGTTTCGCTCCCAGTCGATAACGATTCCTAAATTTCTTTTTTTGATCTCTTTGTTGATCTGATCGTCTGTGAGATTTCCGATTAAGATCATTTCTTTTGTAATCTCGCATTTGTTTTCTGGATCGTAGCAGATAACGTTGATTTTGTTAACTGTTAACTCTCTTGTAATTTTCATGTTCTCACCTCCTTGTATTATCTCTATTACATGAATTATTATAGCACTAATATTAATTCTTGTCAAATGTTTCTTTAAATTCTTTTAAAGTTCTTGCGTCTGCCAAAATCCTTCGGTACTCATCTGTTATTCCAATGGTGTAAGTTGAAGGTCTGATAACTACGTTCTGTGTGATTTTTATTTTATGGTTTTCTACGATATAATCTCCGTATACAGTGTCATTATACACGCTCTCAGTACCTCCTGCATGAGAAAATGTGAATCCAATTCTAAACGCTCCGATTCCACCATAACTTTCCAACTCTTCCGGTGCAAGCGTTTTATTAACTCCTGAGATTGTGGCGTGAAGTTCACCATCTTCATCTCTGTAAACATATTTTTTTGCACCAAGGGTGGAGAACTCAGTATATGTATCCTCGTATTCGTATACCCCCATATAGTGTTTAATGCCGTGACGATCTGTTGCGTAGGCGGAATTTGATATACTTTGCCTTTTTCTTTCGGAATTGTATCTATCAAATAACTCATCAATATTATCACCTCTTACTTTTATATATTTAACTGAATCGGTATCACTGTATAGATAACGATCTCCAACTATATTTATTCCCTCTTTTAATCGCAAACGTGCCCATGCTGTTACCCACACACCCCACTGATAAGGGAGAAATGCAGTTCGATTATATTTTGTGAGTAATGTTTCACGTGAAACATTTTCGTCAACTGTATATGTGTTTTCTTCGGATTCTGTAAATATTAATGATTTTTTCACCGGGGATTGAACCATCATTCCATACCCAGCATTAAGCAACGCCTTTTGTAGGTTGTAAAAAAGTTCTTGCTCGACTATACCTTTTAATTCTGTTTTGTCCGTATAATATTTACGGAAAATGTTTTTCAACGGTTCTGGCAATGCTCCGTATTTGCTTTCGTAACACTCTGTTATTTCAAAGTGTTCCCATTTATATTCACGTTTCATAATCTCATAATCAATGTCAGTTAATGTCGTTTCAATATATTCAGCGCTTAAAATACGACCATTGTCCAATGTTTCAAGTGAAACATTTCTACATTTTGAGTATGATATATAAGGTGCTCCGTAGTATTTATCAATCTGTTCGAGACCTGTAATTTTGCATCGGAATAATAATGCTTTTCCTCTATCAAGTTTCTTCTCTATGTCATTCTCAGTTATTGAGCCAATAAAAACAAACCGTGTCATCGGAAAAACACAATTCTCTACAACATCTGGATATGAGGATGATCTATCATATGAGCCGATTCCTAGAATCTTTTTTCCGTCTGCACGTATCACTGTTCCTGAGTAATAACGATTAGCGTGAGTATCTCCACCACGGAACGCTTCTTCTAACAAATCGAAAACGTCAATAGTAGGAAATATATCTCTATGTTTTCTCGACCATCCGTACATAGCCTTTTTCGTTTCACGACGCACATAACCGGTAGAAGTTAAAGGCAATGTATATAGATTATCATTCGCCAGAATCATTCGCTTATACATTGCTTCTAGTAAACCAACCGTGTCATTAACACTATATTGTAATTCATAGTCATTTAATGGTGTCCATGGATAACGTTTTTTTGAATAATCAAAAATTTCTCCTGATAACTTTGTATGTTCGACTTTCATTTTTTTCGTAAATGAATCAAGTCCCATATTAGTCTGCAAATACGAACAGCGAAACTCAAACCGCTCTAACATTTCACATTTCAAAATTTTTCGTGATTTAATGGCAAAAACCTCATCAGGTGAAAATGTATATATGCCACGCAAAAACTGAAATTCATATGATAAATTATGAACAAAAATCATGTAATAAGCGTAGTTATCGTCATTCATAAGCTGATCCAAAAATAATTCGAATTCTGTCCAAGTTCTTCCTATTATGGTGTCAATATGTAAATCATCAAGAAAGAGAATTGAAAATTGCCAGATATACATTATTGATTGCTCAATATCTTCTATCCTAGTTGTTTCGATATCAAAAGCACACATACAATTTTTATAACCGTGTGCCTTTTTTGAACCTCTATTTGATCTGGTATCATGTAAACAAGGTAAATTTTGTATTCTAGTATATTTATATGTGTCAACTGTATACAAATTATCCATGTTTACCTCCTACGTTTACGTTTACCAACTTTCCTCTTTCGCTTTTTCGCTTTTTCGCTCTTTGCTATGTTAGATTTTAATTTCTCAATATTTCGTGATCCAGTTTTCAAAAATTCTTTATATAACTTTAACAATTTAGCTTCACTCAGTTTTTCACCCTCTGAATATAGGTCAACTGCGAAATCAGAATCATATATACGATCGGATGCAAAATCACGAATATTTTCCATAAAATCACCAAAATTCATTAAATCTTCATGAGTTTTTAATTTTGTGCCATATTTTTTATTAAGATCTTTCATCTGCTCTTTTTCACGTTGTTTCAATCCAATAATTGTACTTCTGTTTGATGCTATAATAGTTGCTAATTCAGACAACAAGTGATAGAGTTCTCTATCACTTGTAATATCTTTCAATTGTTTATACCGCTGTATTGGACGATCCTCAACAAGTTTAATATCATTATAATCAGATTTCAATAATCTTTCATAACGTTTACGCCAGATTGATCTGAGTCGTGAATACTCTTTTCTCACATCTTTCATGTCCCAAGTTAACTCTAAAGCAAGTGGGGTATAATCGTCTTTCGTTCTTATAAGGCCCTGTGGTTTACTCCTCTTCGAATAAGACTTTTTTGTTGTCAATCGGAACACCTCCCTCCAATTTGTTGTAATATACGGGACGAAAATTTTCTTCAAACTCTACAACGTAATCCTGTACGATCGCCATTGCAACTGCTCCTGTGTATGCCTGTACTAATAGATAATCACATTTGTATTTACACTGACTTTTCATTATATTTGGTGTATTTAATTCTTTGATGTAAACCTTATACCATGATTTCTTACTGTTTAACGGTCTGCTCATTGTATAACCTCCATTTCTCAACACATCTCAGAATATCGTCAAAACTTGCCATTGCTCCCCACATTATATAAGGCTTATGACCAAAACACTTTCTAAATTTTAAACAATCATCTGATTGATCGCATGAATGACAAAAATCATTATTATTACACGTAAAACAGATATCGCAATAATTTTTCATTTCTGGTATTCCCCCCATTTATCAATACAGTTCAAGAGTTCTTCATGACTTGACACCTTCGACCATCTCACGTCTGGAGATGTCTCAAAACACCTCTGAAATTTATCACATATTTCTTCGTATCTGCACTCCTCACAAGTTGTCCGTGAATTACACGCAAAAACAATTTCAAAAAATCCAACACTCATCCTTTATAACCTCCTGACCATTTCGCTCCACACCAAACACCATATGGAAAAATTAATATTGCACCAAAACCAAACCATAAAATACAGTCTAACATTAATATATGCACCTACTTTCTATTTCTTCTTTGATCCATTTTCTTTCCCGATAACGCCAAGGGAAACGCATGATCTTGTACTCCTGCAATAGCTCACGAGGAGTGAGCCATGCAAGGTAATTTTTGTAGCTTTCTTCATAATCTGTCATCTATTCACCTCCCATTTATGCGAATTATAAACAATATCTAATGATTTAATACATTTATCAAAATCATATTCAAAACCAAGACAAGAACCTCCATATGATATACCACGTGCCATAACAACAGCTTCGACATATGCTTTATCAATAGATAATCCCTTGCTCAACGCCCATCTAAATTCGTCTGCTACCTTTCTCTGATATAACTCCTGTACATCTCCTGTAACAACTTTCATTTTTATTACCTCTCTTTCTTTTGATAATATTATATATCATTATTTAGATTTATTCAAAGTCCAATTTGTTCATGAAACACATGTTCGAAAACATCAACCCTATATGTGTTTCTCACACACGGACACAAGACCATAATGTTCCAAAATAACTGATTTTCATAGTGCAATATGCACAATTATTGGATATATTTCCAGTGATAGTTGTGTATATTGCACTAATATTTTGTCCGTTGTCTG